ATTCATATCCACATACACATACTTAGATTGATTCGGATATTCGCCATATTGAGTTAAGCGACGAGTGGTGTCAGACCATTTATAGAACACATCTCCGATTCTGCGTGCAACAAAATTAGGCGATGTGGGATCTAAAGTAAGATTATCAAACCTTTCAAGAACCTGAACATCATTATCTGTGTCTGTTAATTTTCTAAGGACAATCGAAAATGTTCCATAATCCGTGACAGCCGGCGCCAATGAGGCGCGCACCCTTTCAATAGAAACTTTCACATTCTTTGAAAGCCAAGAACCATGGCCGCGTCCAACCAAACGAAAGAGTTTCTGTGCCGATTGTGGCGAATAGGACGCCGCGGCGCCCTGATCCTGACCAATAAACCAACCAGCGACAGCTTTGTTGAAGCCTTTACCTGACATATCCTGCGGGCCCGCTGCGGAAGATCCCGAAGCAATAGGCAAGATGATCGCTTGTGCTTCGGCGCTTGTTAGATCGGTGCCTCCGCCTGTAAGGGATCCATCAACACCATCGCGTACAGTCTGCTCAAACGTTTCTCCGAGCCAATATCTCTTAACAGAGGCGGTCGGGAAGAAGGACGTAGCACTAACATTACCTAGTTGAGGGTTGGTATTAAATCTCTTTCGAATAAAGTATTCAGAACTGTCATCAAAGTTAAAGTCAATTTTCTCTAAAGCGCCGTCCGAACCCGAAATAGAAACTGTATAGACTCCGTTTGTATCCGAGCCAATCGGAACACCGACTGCTTGCATTCTATGTTCGCCGGCGGATGCTGTGGCGCCTCGGACGGTACCACTAAGCATTACAGATGAGCCCGAATCAACATACCAAACTGCAGCCAATGAACCAGCATCTAAAGTAGCGTTAGTTCCCGAAGGGATAATCCACATACCATATGCTCCACCATTACTGGCGACATCAACATTAGGATCTCTCGTTGTTTTCCATCCGGCATATCCTGAACTGGCATCTGTATGCTGGGTGCCCAAAAGTCGAATGTACGTTAAAGGCGCTACATTGGAATTCAAAAAGGCCTTTGCTGCATAGGTACCATACATAGGAGATTGCAAGTTTCCGTCGCGATATACATCGCTACCACCATTTCCTGGCACGGTGTCGCCATATAATTCTACGAAGTGCGAATATGACTCAACTTTAATTGGCTGCATGGCCAATCCGCGGGATGCGCGGCCAATAACTACCGGACCAATAGCATCTGCTGATTTTGGTATAAAGGAGTTATCAATCTCGTGGATAAACACTCCAGGAGATACAAATTTGAAGCTCTTTACTGACATTATGTTGTTCCTCTTTTGAAAAAAGACCTAATCGATGTCTCAATCATAAATTAAATAGTATTTTTATTCTCTAAAAGTAAGTTCCTGAAATGAAAAAACACATTTAGTGTTCAGGAGCTAATCTTCAAAAAAATTAGTATTTCCAGCTGGAACGGTAGATTCTTGAGGAAATTGATATTCAACTATGTTCTCATCCACTCTTACAATAGGGCGATCATCGCTTTCACCTTCGCCAATTAAGTGACCTAGCACCTTAATGGTGATCTCACTGGTAAACATGCGCATCTCTTCCTGAAGATTATTGACGTTATTGTTGTGGGTGAAGCCCTGTTCAATAAAACCTTCGTAAAGGTGCCCATTTCTTCTTAAAAGAAATCCATTAATTTGTCCCGTCCTGGTCATAAACGGTGTCATTAGATCGTTCATTTGTTGTTGATACTCAGTCTTGATAACAATCTTATAATCCACATTAATGTAAATAGGAATCGGTATCGATAGAGACTTAATAACAACTTTCTTATTTACTCTCGGATAATACTTCTGCTTCTTAACTCCGATGTTGCTGCGGAGTCCAGAAGCGATCGCAAAATTCTGAGTTTTTTCTGGGACAATTTTTTGGGCGATCACCATTCTGCCGGTTCGACCATTTTTGTCAGTTGAGTATAGTTGTGCTTGAAATGCGCCTTTTCTATTGGGATCTTTTGTGATTCCTGTTCTCTCTACGCTCACCAAAGGAAGTTTAAGGGCCCCGGCATCGTCGCGGATATCCTTATTTTCTTTAATCTGAAAAGAACGTTCCGGCGCTTGCCACAGAACTATAGCCTTACCAAACCCCTCATTAGTGTTCGTAGAAAGCTGCAGGTCTTTGACCCAATCATATAAAGCGAAATCTAAATCTTCAATAGTGGATGAAAGCATCCCTATTTCTTTCAATCTATAATTGGAGCTTCCCGAAGGAAGCATCGCAAAGTCAAAGTTATCAGGTAGCATCGAACAGTCCCTTTCTCGCGCGGCGGCATCTTGCTGCAATTTCAAACTCTCGATCGGCTTGACCGAACAGCAATTTAGGCTCACTTAATTTTACAATCTCATAATAATAATTATTGTACAGAACGAAATCCCCCTCCCGAACATACAGATTTTGATCTTCCTCTAGTCTTCTCTTGTGAAAATGAATATTGATCTCCCATGTTTTATCAATACCCGCATTCTCTAAATAAGTTGTAGAAAAATCCGTATATTCAACTAAGGCATAGACACGCACCGGCGGCAAATAGGTTTTTTCAAGAGCTTCTCCGTATAGTGGATGAAAATCTGTTGTACTCATATCAATTGGATAATATAAAATTTGCTGGCCGATAACCTTTTCAATCAGCTCATCATTAACTTGCTTTACAAGATCGCGCTCTTTTTTACCAAGAAAAAGCGGAGGAGGCGGCTGGGCTGGTCTATTCCATTCATCTGCCATATCTTATTTATCCCACAAAAATTGGTAACGGAGTTACTTTAAGAATATTGGTGGCCGCTTCTCCAAGTTCTTGATCCTGCTTGGCGAGATCTACATATTCAACCTCATCTAACATCTCCACTAATTTGTCTCTTAGCTGCTGTTGTTCTTCTTTTGCTTGAGATAACAATTCTGAATGATTTAAAGTAACGCTTTCTCCCGGGATGGGCACTGTGGTAAATTTACCTCGTACTTGACCCAGCATCTCTTTACAGATGGCGAGCGCATATTTGCGAATCCATTGCTTGCCCATGGAGTTAATATTTGCATATGGGACATTATCAAACGGAATAGTATTAATATTATTAATGCCCTCCACTCCATTATCATAGGAGCCGGTCGCAAAAGCATCAACATCAATATGGAACTTAACCCATATGGTATCATCAAGATCGTCAAGTCCCCAATAACTTGGCGTGGGAAAAAGCCTTAGTTTGCCGTCGACCAGCTCATACGAATAATGAGAAGTCCGCGTATAGATCGAGTCTTCATACATAATAGCCTGCATTTTGTTCTGCCACGTGGGGATAATCTCAAAAGTAGAATCGTCAGCAAACTGTCCATAGGTAGAATAATTACCCACGACTCCGACGCCACCGTAATAGCCATAGAAGCGCCACATTGCGCGCGGAGAGCGATAAAAAACTTTATCTATTAAAACCCTCTTATTGCCTATTAATCCCGCATAAGGTACTGCGTCGCCGCGCTCATTAACTCCGGATTCCGAAGCATCAGTAATAATTGTTTGTATATCGTAATCTTGTTGATCTTTAACTGGGGCAAAAGAGGCCGAATATTGAGGTACAGTGCCCCCAAAGCCGCCGGCGGTCGCCGCAGTATCACCTACACGGCGTGCATAAGATAATCCGAATCCTCCACCGCGCGGATAATATAAACTAGAACTTGCTGGACCCGTTAATAATTGACCATTGTGATTAAATGTTCCGGTTTGCGAGCCCAGAACTGAAGAAAGAACGTTCTTTCCTTGATGCATATTAATATAATATGAATATTCTAACACAGCTTCTTCATATGCTGCGTATACATTGGCTGCTGTTATTTCAATATCGAGGACATCGCCACCAAGCTTCTTGTAAACATAAGCTACTTGGTCGGCCGCGCCACTTAAAAAATCTACTGAGGCAGTGTAAACCCCAAAAGGGACAGCTCCCGACACATCGGTAGTGGTTCCCGTTACAGGTAAAATAACAGCGCTTGTTTGCGATATTGGACTCAAATCAGTGGGCATTTAAAATCCTCCTAGTATAAATAGTAAATCACAAAACAAAACCCCTAGCATGACCAGAGGTATTGATTAAAGATAAACATTTATTTAAGAAGAGGCTTTTTTAGTCTTAACTTTCTTAACCCTCTTTTGTGTCGGAGCCTCTTTGACTTCAACTTCAACTTCCTTGATCGGGGCTTTTTCTGTCTTTAACTTCGGCGCTGAGGCCTCCACCTCAACAACAGAATCCGCTGCTGCAGCTCTGAGTTTCATTACTTTTCTTTTTCTTGGATTCATTACGACTCCTCCTTTTACATTAAATAGTTGCCAATAGACGAAACCCCCCATCATACGATGGAGGGTTTGCGTTTTTTATAGCCTATGGTTTTTAGGAACCAGACTCACCAATTAGACCGCGAACGATAACTAATCCGTACATATCAGGACGAACCATCTTCTTACCGTAACGAGTCATGACGCCCTTACGGGGCACGAAGTCTTCCGGTCCAAAGATGGTAGGTGTGGTCTGCAGCGGCACGTAAGGTGCATACACATATCCGCTTTCAAGGAAAGAGGAACCACGACGACCAACGAGAACAACGTTACGCGGGAAATAAGGATCCACGATAACATCGAACTTCTTGCTCAGCGAACCAACCTTAACTGCACCGATCGAGCCGGTTTCGTCATCAGCTGTAACGCTAGCACGGAACCCAGCGGTGAACTCAAGGATGTTAGCAACCTCGGGTCCGCAGACAACGAAGTTAGCTCCACCACGAAGAGTCTTACGATGGATCTGTGCAGACACATCATTGATGGTCTCAGCAAGAGTCTCATACCACTCACTTACTGTACCTGTGAAATCAGGGGCAGCAGCGGAAGCACCAATCTCGGCGCCGGTTGTACGATTAACGAACAGTCCGGGAGAACGAGACCAGTAGTAAGTACCAGCAGTTGCCTGCATGATAAGGTCTTCAAGAATCTCACGATCGATCTCAAGAGCAATCTGCTCAGAGAGGATACTAGTAAGCTCGACCTCGGCATCAAGGTTGTGGTAGGCGTTAAGATCCTGTCCCAATTCTGGAGTCCACTTAGCCTTGAGCTTCTTGGTCATCGCCGTAATAGCCACGGAATCGACCTTGATGTCGATCTCGGGGATATTCTGGTTATTCTCAAGTCCCCATGGTGTATCACCAATAACGGAACCGAGAGCACCACCAGTAATGAGGTCATCCTTCTGCGGGTAAGAGAAGTTAGTAGCACCCTGATCGGTACTACCGGTAAGACCTGCAGCCAACTGAGCGGCCGTTGTGCTACCATCATAAGAAGCAACAACAACATAGACAACATCCTGGCTGGAGCCACTAAGGCGCGTAAGACGACGAACCTGAACACCAGTTGTCTCAGATCCAGAATCATACGAACGACCCATACCACCATTTCCATTCGAAGAACTCAGCACAAGTGCAACAAGATCTTCCTCATTGAACAAAGTAAGTCCACTGGTGTCAACTGTACCAACAGCGACGGTAGCAATACCAGACTGCGACTCAAGATCGGGATCAAAGCGGCAGAGCTTAGGAACATCGCCGGCACTAGAGCTGTAGATACTGGATGTAACAGCAGTGATTGTCAAGCCAGCAGATGCAGTGGGGGACGAATAACCGTTGTTAAGGTTATAAGGTCCTTCCTCGGCGTTATCATCGCTAATCAACACACCGCCAGTGATCTGGCTAGCCACTCGTCCGCCACCATACAGCGACTCTTCGTCACCCTGGG